GGTCTGCTGTTCCAAATCGAAAGAGATGCGAACGCAATTGCTCAGAGAACTCGTCGTGGAAAGGGCAACATTATCATGTGCTCTGCTGATGTAGCTTCAGCACTGACCATGGCTGGTGTTCTCGATTACACCCCTGCACTCAACGCAAACCTGAGTGTTGATGATACTGGCAACACATTCGCTGGTACTCTCCTCGGTAAGTTCCGTGTATACATTGACCCATATGCTGCTAACCTGACTTCTGCTAACGCAACTCCAGGTAACCAGTACTATGTTGTTGGTTATAAGGGAACTTCCCCATATGATGCTGGTCTCTTCTACTGCCCATATGTACCTCTCCAGATGGTACGTGCGGTTGGTGAGAATAGTTTCCAGCCCAAGATCGGCTTTAAGACCCGTTATGGTATCGTTGCTAACCCATTCTCACAAGGAACCAGCACCCTTACCTCACCTGGTCTTGATGTCAATAGCAACCGTTACTACAGAAGAGTTTCTGTTGCAAACCTCATGTGATCCATTTCACATAGTTTCAAGGGGGTCCAAAAGGACCCCTTTTTTTATCTAAATATTTAAAAAAAATGGCAAAGACAAATAGAGTTTTTGATAAGCAACTTGAAAATAGAAACTTTCTTTCTCCTGTAGGATTTAAATTTATTTTAGCAGAGTTTCCCCAAGTTGATTTTTTTTGTAACGAAGCAAATATTCCATCAATTTCTTTAGGATCTGCCGTTCAACCAACTTATCTAAAAGACATTGATGTTCCTGGAGATAAACTTCAGTATGAAGATTTTTCCATGAGATTTCTAATAGATGAAGATTTAAAAAACTATCTAGAAATTCATAATTGGATGAGAGGTTTGGGATATCCAGAAAGTCTTCAAGAAATTTATGATTTAAAAGAAAAAGATGAGTATCATCCAAATACTGTAAAAAATAGTGATATTCAATATTACTCAGATGGAACTCTTCAAATTTTGAATAGTAATCAGTTACCAAGATTTAATGTTAAATTTTACAATATGTTCCCAACCACTTTATCAACATTAACCTTTGATGCAACACAAACAGATATTAACTACTTTACAGCAGATGTAAGTTTCAAGTATACTATATTTGATATAGAAGATATGTTTGGTAATCGAGTATGAATTTAGAATTGATTCAGGAAATGTGGCAGAAAGATTCTGTCATAGACCCTGATCGTTTAGATGATGAATCGTTAAGAATTCCACAACTTCATGCAAAATACTTTGAGTTGTATAATACAAATAATCTTTTAAAAAAGAATGCTGAACAAAAGTGGAAAAACATTCTTCATGAGAGATATGAATACTATAGTGGAAAAGCAGATCCTGAAGTGTATGTGGAACACCCTTTTCCAAAAAAGATAAGAGATAAAGAAACACTTCAAAAATATTTGGACTCTGACGAGTTATTATCTAAAGCCACACTTAAAATTGAGTATTATGAAACCCTTATAAATTACTTAGAGAGCATTTTAAAAGTAGTTCAAAATAGAACTTTTCAAATAAAAAATGCCATTGAGTTTAGAAAATTCGTAAGTGGTTATGGCTGATATTAAAATTGCGAAGAAGAACGAAGTTTATATTAAATTAATTTGCGATCCACATATTTTATATGAATTTGCCCCACACTTTACCTTTGAAGTGCCTGGAGCAAAATTTATGCCTCAATACAGAAGCAAATATTGGAATGGAGAAATAAAACTTTTATCCACACACACTGGAGAAATATACACAGGTCTCCTTGACAAAGTTATTTCTCTTGCTAATCAATATAATTACACTTATGAGTTTGAGGATAATAAATTCTACGGACTACCTTTTGAGGTAAATGAATTTATATCACTAGAGGGAACTAAAGATTATATTAACTCAATTTGCAATCTTTCACCGAGAGATTATCAAATTGATGGAGTTTATGATGCACTGAAGCATAACAGAAAACTCTTAATCAGTCCAACTGGTTCTGGTAAAAGTTTAATGATCTATTCATTAGTTCGTTATTATACAGATAAAAATAAAAAAATACTTCTAGTTGTCCCCACAACATCACTGGTAGAACAGATGTATAAGGACTTTGAAGAATATGGGTGGGATGTTGAAAACTATTGCCATAAGATATATTCTGGTCGTGAAAAATCAAATGAACAACCTGTTACAATTACAACCTGGCAATCTATTTACAAATTAGAAAAATCATTCTTTGAAAATTTTGAAGTTATAATCGGAGATGAGGCACATTTATTTAAATCAAAGTCATTAATATCTATTATGACTAAACTGCATCATGCTAAGTATCGTTTTGGATTTACTGGAACTCTTGATGGAACACAAACGCATAAGTGGGTATTAGAGGGATTATTTGGTCCATCATATAAGATTACACGAACACATGAGTTAATGGAGAAGGGACATCTTTCTAAACTTGATATTAAAGTTCTTTTACTTAAACATAAAGATAAAAAGTTTGAAACTTATGAAGATGAAATCCAGTATTTAATTCAGCATGATAGAAGAAATAAATTTATTCGTAATCTTGCATTAGATTTAAAGGGAAATACTTTAATTCTTTATAGTAGAGTTGAAACTCATGGAGCTAATCTATACGAAATGATAAATAATCAAGTAGACAAAAACCGTAAAATATTTTTTGTTCATGGTGGTGTTGATGCTGAAGAGAGAGAATTGGTTCGTAGTATAACTGAAAGAGAGAATGATGCGATTATAGTAGCTTCTTATGGAACATTTAGTACTGGTATTAATATAAAAAACTTACATAATGTTGTGTTTGCCTCTCCAAGCAAATCAAGAGTTAGAAATTTACAATCAATTGGAAGGGTTCTTCGTAAAGGAAAAAACAAAAGAGGAGCAATTCTCTACGACATAGCAGATGAAATACTTAGTAAAAATAAAAAAAATTATACACTTAATCATTTAATAGAGAGAATTAAAATTTACAATGAAGAAAATTTCAATTACGAATTCATAACAGTTAAGTTAGAAAAATGATGGAAGATGACTTTTATGCAACAATAAAATTAAAGACAGGGGAAGAAATATTTTGTAAAGTTTCTGTCTCCGAGGAAGAGGATAAGACAATACTCATTGTCTCAAGCCCTGTGACAATATCAGAAATAAAAACAAAATATGGTTCCTCTGGGTACAAAGTAGAACCTTGGTTAAAAACAAGTTCAGATGATATGTTTGTAATAGATCTCGAAAATGTTCTTACGATGTCCGAATCAGTAGACGATGAAATGATTACAATCTATCATGGTTACATTAGAAAAGTTGAAAAATCAAAATCACATAAAATTAAATTAGATCGTAATATGGGATATCTTTCTAATGTAGATGAAGCAAAAAAATCTTTAGAAAAACTCTATAAAGATATCTAAAGCCTTTTCTTCAAACCCAACAAAGGTATTCTATAGGTATTTTTGGTGCTTGTCAATTTTTTATTTAATTGTTATAATACCTACATATTAGATTAGAGTAATTAATGATAACAACGACGATTATGACCAAAAGAAAAAGGTCCGAGCACTACGTCAACAACAAAGAATTTCTTGCTGCTATAATTCATTACAAAGAGTTGGTTGAGATTGCTCAAATTAGAGGTGAACCAAAACCAAGAATTACAAACTACCTTGGTGAGTGTTTTTTGAAGATCGCAACTCATTTGTCTTTTAAACCAAACTTTGTGAATTATATGTTCAAGGATGATATGATTTGCGATGGTATTGAAAATTGTGTACAATATATTAATAATTTTGACCCAAATAAATCTCAAAATCCTTTTGCTTACTTTACGCAGATTATTCATTATGCTTTTCTTCGCAGAATTCAAAGAGAGAAACGCCAACTAGAAATCAAGAATAAAATTCTTGAAAAAACTGGATTTAATGAAGTATTTTGCGATGATGGACTTGACGGATCCAATTCTTCAGACTATAATTCAATTAAGGATGCTGTCTATTCCAAACTTCGATATTGAATGAAAGTCGCTATCATTACTGACCAGCACTTCGGAGCAAGAAAGAACTCTAAACTTTTTCATGATTACTTCCTGAAGTTTTATAATGATGTATT